GTGATCGCTGAAATGTCTGGCGAAAAGCCTGACAAGAAGGAAGAGGGCGAAGACGAAAGCGGTTCCACCACCGTTTCCGCTGATGACGAGTGCGCAAAGCCCACCGCCAATGACAGCGGGCTGGCCCTGCTGAAAGCCATGCGCCCCATCATCAACAGCGTTCAGGACAAGGCCACCCGTGATGCCCTGTCCAAGACCCTGATCGAGCAGGTCAAGGGCACCAGCTCCGTGGATGCCATCGCAAAGGCTGCGCAGGACAGCGCCGCCGCTTCCGCCAGCGCATCCGGTAAGAGCCGGTATGAGCAGTTGTGTCAGGCTTCCCAGACCGCTTACAACGACCGCAATCCCCACATGAAGAAGGAGGGCTAAATTATGTCCCTGAATACTCAGATTATCGGCAAGACCATGCCCCACGGCTTTGCTGGCACTTATGCCCGTCAGCCGGATATGATCGTCAACACCCGCCCCGTTGGCGGCACCGAAAGCATTTCTTTTGGCACTGCCCTGAAGTATGACAACGGCAAGGTCATCGTGATGGGCGGCACCGGCACTACTGCTGCACAGTTCGCGGGCATTGCGGGCAGCGAGGTCAAGAGCGCACTGGTCTATCCTGACCAGAACGGCGGCAAATATGCCCCCGGCGAGGCTTGCAGCGTGTTCCAGCGCGGCAGCATCAACGTGCTGTGCCAGCGCGGGACCCCGGCTCTGGGCGGTGACGTTTACGTCCGCATTGCCAAGACCGCTGACTATGCCACCGCACTGGTCGGCGGCTTTGAGGCGGAAGAAGACGACAAGACCGCCGGAAACTCCGTCAAACTCACCAACTGCCAGTGGGGCGGCGCGGCTGATGCCAACGGCGTGGCCGAGCTGGTCATCCTCACCCGTGCAAACGCCTGATAGGAGGGCTTAGACTATGGCAAACTTCCAGAACGTCGGCACCACCAATGCCGGTACTTTCACCGTAAACAACGCCGGTGCTGCGCTGCCCGGCGGCACTCCCACCATGGACGCGGCTGCCATCCAGAGCGGCAATGCGTTCCTCACCAGCGAGCTGGAAAAGCGTGACCCGCTGATCCGCAAGCCCCTTACCAGCGTCACCTATCCCCGTGATATCCCCATCGAGGTAGGCGGCGGCTGGGTGGATTACGTCTCTGCCATGTCCGTGGCCTATGGCATGGCGGGCGGCTCCGGCGCTTCTGCCGTCAACGGCGGCGGTTCCAACGGCATCCCTGTGGTACAGGCCAGCGTGAGCAAGGGTGCATTCAAAGCCCATGTCTTTGCCGCCGCTCTGCGCGTCATGTTCGTGGATATGCAGCGCGCAAACTTCATTGGCCGCAGCCTTGACCAGATGCTGCAGGACGGCATCCGGCTGGCCTACGACAAGCACATGGATCAGAACACCTACATCGGTTTCGACGAGTACGCTACCACCGGCCTTGTCAACAATCCCGATGTCACCAAGACCACTGCCGCAGCTTCCGGCACCGGCTCCTCTTCCAAGTGGGCGGACAAGACCCCCAAGCAGATTTTGACGGACATCAACAATGCCATCACTGCCGTGTGGGCTGCCAACGAGTACGACGAGGCCGGTATTCCCAACCATATCCTGATCCCCTACGAGCAGTACAGCTACATCACCACCACCATGGTGAGTGACCTTGGTACTGAGACCATCTACGACTTCCTGAAGAAACACAACGTGGCCGCAAACCACGGCGTAGATCTGGAGATCGTTCCTACCCGCTGGGTCAAGGGCGCTGGTACTTCCGACGGCGACCGCATGGTGGTGTACGTCAACAACCGCCGCTTTGTCAAGGCGGACGAGCTGGTGCCCCTGTCCCGCGTGATGAGCGCCCCCAATGTCACCAATGTCTGCTACGACACCGCCTATATGGCAAACGCATCCGAGGTGCAGCTCATGTACCGGACCTCCATGCTGTACGTGGACGGCATCTGATCAGGAGGTGGCAGAAATGGCTTTCGTACTTTCCAAAGCAAACATCATCCTGCCCAGCGCAGACGGCTCTCAGACCTTCCCGCTCCACCGGGAGCAGCTGGTCGAAGTGCCGGGCTGGGCGGCAGAGACGGCCTATTTCAAGGCGCTGGTGGCCGATGGTGACATCGTGCCCACGAACCGCAGTGACAAGGCCGTACAGGATGCCGCAGATAAGCCCGTCCGCAAGAAAAAGACTGCGGACTGGGACAAGCCGGCCGAACCGCAGGAAGACTGAGGAGGCTGCCTATGTGCTGGACGACGAAGCCGCAGTTTCAGGGCGTTTTTGCGCAGGCCGCAAATCTGGGGCAGAGCGTGGGCAACTACACCGCAGAGCAGTTCAAGGCGGAATACCCGCAGTTCTGTGACGCGGACGGAAATTGCCACCTGCCGGACGTGATGCTGGAAGAGATCGTGAAAATGGCAAACGTCAGCATTCAGCCTGATAAATGGCTGGATAGCTGGCATTATGCCGTGGGGCTTTATGTGGCCCACTACGTCACTTTGCAGCTGCGCACCTATGCGGAGAGCACCGCCACCCCGACGCAGGCGGCAGCGTCCGGCGCTCTGGTGGGTGTGGTGAAGTCTGCCACGCTGGGCGACAGCTCCGTGACCTACGACACCAGCGCCCTGACCGCAGGAACAGAGGACTGGGGCGACCTGAACGCCACCACCTACGGTCAGATGCTGGCAAACCGTGCCCGCTTTATCGGTGCGGCCGGAACTTTTGTGATGTGAGGTGCTCCGATGAACTGGAATGACTGGTATACCGACCTGATGGAGATCAGGCGCACGGAAACCGTGAAGGACGGAAATCTGACCCGCAAGGAACGGAAGGTCGTCCGCTCCGGTGTTCCGTGCCGGGTGTACCGCAGTCAGGACAAGGCCCCAACGATGACCCAGACAGCAGCCAATGTCCAGAAAACGGACAAGCTGGCCTGTGATATCAATGTGGATATCAAGCCCGGTGATGAGCTAGTGATCCACAGAGGGGCGCGGCTGGGATACGCGCTGCAGGAGACCCGGTATTTTGCCGGGGAACCTGACTTGTACTATGAGCCGTTTGGGGCAGTGCTGCCCGGACTGGCCCATCAGGAGATCACGCTTCTCAGTCAGGAGCGTGTGAAATGAACCTGCAGGAGTACATCAAGAAGTTGGAAGCGGCGCAGGCCGCTTTGCCCGAAATGCTCGCAGATGTTGCCCGCAATGCCACCCTCCGGGCCGTGGAAGCGGCGCAGGATAAGACCCCGCCCACAACGGACAGCCTGAGCGGCACCAATACCCGCACCGGAGAGCTGAAGCAGCACTGGGCGGCTGATAGTCGAACAGAACCCGAAAGGCAGGGCGGAGAGATCGTCACTGAGCTGAGCAACAACAAGGAATACGCCTCTTACGTCAACGATGGGCACCGAATGGACAAGCACTTTGTTCCGGGTCTGTACGCAAACCCCTATACCGGAATGCTGGAATACGACCCGGCCCGCCGGGGCGAGGTGGGCATGATGGTGGGCACGAAAACGACTTACGTTGAGGGGCTGCACATGTCCGATGCGGGCATTGAAGCCTATAAGCACACCGTGAAGATAGAGACAGAAAAAGCCGTGAACAAGCTGGGAGAGATGCTGAAATGAACTTTACCATTACAACGCTGGCCCGGTCTCTGGCGGAGTATCTGGCTCCCTTCCTGCCCGGTGTGCAGATGTTGGAAGACCCTGCACAGCAAGGCGTAGAGCCGCCCTGCATGTTTATCCAGCAGCGGGGCAGTGATATCAAGCCTTACCCCGGCGGGCGCTGGCTGCGCACCATCCGGCTCGACCTGACCTATCTACTGGACTATAACCTCACAGACCTGCGCCAGCAGTACAACGAAGCTGCTGAGGCGCTCGATTTCTGCATGGAAGCATTTCCTTATTCCGATGGAACCGAAGCGGAAAAGCTCCTGCACGCCTACGAGCGCAGCGCGGATATCGACGATGACGGCTTGCATTACAAGTTTGAGCTGCGTGTCTTTGTGGAAAAGCCTGTGGACGCAGTGAAGATGCAGACCCAGACCATAAACCAGAAGGTGAACCAATGAAACAGGATAATACCCAATACAGCCGGGAAGTGCTGCTGAAAGACCCGCGTTTTGCGGGGTATCAGCCGGATTTTCTGGCTGTTGTTTTACACAAACCGTTTTACACCCTCGCAGAGGCTGAGGCCGCTGTGAAAGAATTTTGGAAGGAGTGACGCCCTATGGCAGCAGGCGGAACATGGACTGTACAGAACAAAGTGCGGCCCGGCATTTACTTCAAATTTCGCTCCAAGAACAAGCAGAATCTGACCGTTGGCGACCGCGGCAAGGTCACGATCTGCGAACCCATGAGTTGGGGTCCCGTTGGCAAGGTGATGGAGATCGCCGCCGGGGAAGACCTGACCCCCTATACCGGTTACGACATCACAGACGCACACAATCGCTTTGCATCCATGATCTTCAGCGGCTCCAACCGTACCGCAGCACCCACCAAGCTGCTGCTTTACCGCCCGGCCGCTGCGGACAGCGCAAAGGCTACCGGCACGATCGCCCCGCTGACGGCTACCGCAAAATACCCCGGTTCCAGAGGCAACGACATCGTTGTGATCGTCACTGCACTGACGGAACCTGAGGGCAGTTTCCAAGTCTCCACGGTCGTTGACGGTGTGGTGAAGGATCAGCAAACTGGCAAGACCGTTGCAGACCTGACCGGCAATGACTGGGTGGATTTCAGCGGCACGGGCGCTCTGGCTGCAAATGTCGGCACCCAGCTTTCCGGCGGCAAGGACGGCGAGGTGAACTCTGCCGCATACAGCACCTACCTGACGAACATCGAGCCCTACAACTTCGATTCCATGCTGTACGACGGCGAGGATACCACCGTAAAGACCGCGATGGAGACCTTTATCAAGCGCGTGAACACCGAATTGGGCCGCTTCTCTCAGCTGGTGGAAGCCAATGCCACCAACCCTGACACCCGCTTTATCGTCAACGTGTGCAGCGGTCTGGTGATGAACGATGGAACCACCCTGACTCCGAAGGAAGCCGTCTGGTGGGTCGGCGGTGCGCTTTCCGGCGCGACCTACGGCAACGACCTGACCAACGCCGTGGTGCCCAACGCGGTGGACATCTCTCCCAAGATGACCCACAACCAGTATGTGGATGCCATCAATTCGGGAAAGTTCGTGTTCAACGCCGATGACGGCACCGTCCGGGTGGAGTATGACATCAACTCTCTGGTCACCTATACCAGCGAGATCGGAGAGGTGTACCGCTACAACCGCACCATGCGGCTGTGCAACACCATCGCCAACGACCTGTACAAGCAGTTCGCCCAGAGCTATGTGGGCATTGTGGACAACACCAAGGACGGGCGCCGACAGTACAAGAGCGCCATCGTCAAATATCTGAATGATATCCAGTCGTCCGGCGGCATCCAGAACTTTGACGGCGAGGCCGACGTTGTTGTTGAAAAGGGCGAGGCGAAAGACGCGGTGCTGGTCTATCTGGCCATCGAGGCTGTGGGCAGCAGCAACAAGATCTATATCATTCTGGATATGGCGTAAGGAGGGACAAAGATGAGTTATTTAATGGCTCAAGACACCTTGAACGGTGCGGAGGGCAAGATCACCATCACCCGGAACGGCCGCATTCTCGAAGTATGCGGTATGCGCAACATCAAAGCGTTGGCTGGCATCCAGACCGCCGATATGCGCACCATCGGCACCCGGAAGATTCAGGCCAAGGCCAACGGCGTGAAGCAGACCGGATCCGGCAACGTCTATTTCGGCTCCAACAGCTCGAACCTCTTCACCGACATGGTGCTCAACTACATCAACAACGGCATTCAGGACGAGTTTGACATCACTATCACCAACGAGGATCCCACGTCCAGCGTGGGCGCGCAGGTAATGGGCTACTATGGCTGCGTACTGACTGGCGATATCCCGCTATCCATTCTGGACGACGAGCAAGCCATGCTGAACTACGATTTCAATTTCAGCTATACCCGCGTCAATCGTCTGGAAGCATTCAGCGACCCCACCAACCTTGGCAGTAACTGATTTTAGGAGGTATTTTTTATGAGCGCACTTTCTGCATTTCTGCATCCCGCTGTGACCCGCGAGGAAAAGGAAGTCATCATCTCCAAGCGCTTTCTGGGGGAGGACGGCAAACCTGTCCCCTTTAAGATCCGCTCCCTGACCCAAGAGGAAAATGCTGCCATCATCAAGGCAGCCACCCGGCAGAAAAAGGTGGACGGCCAGTGGCAGGATTCCATTGATGCCAACGAGCTGAGCGCCCGCACCATCGTGGAAGCTACGGTTTTCCCTGATTTCCGCAGCGCGGAGCTGTGTGAGACCTACGGCACCAAAGACCCGGTTCAGGTTCCCGGCAAGATGCTTCTGGCTGGCGAGTTTGGCCGCCTGATCGATTCCGTGAGCAAGCTCTCCGGCTTTGACAAGAGTCTGGACGAAGAGGCAAAAAACTGATTTCCGGGGGCAGTTGGGATATCGACGTGCTGGTGGCATACTACTGCTTCGATAACCTCAGCTGGCCTCCGGGCAAGTACGATGCCCTGCCGGCGCGGGAAAAGGCGCTGGTCAGGGCATTTGCTTTGCGCTCCATGGAAAAGCGCAGAGAAGAGACCCAGCGGATGAAGGAGGCGGGACGAAATGGCTAAAATTCAGGAAACGCTTGTCCTTCGGGACCAGTTTTCATCCCCCTTTGGTGCATACATTCTGGCCGCACAGTCAGCCGCCAGAGCTACCACAAAAGCCCAGACCGAGGCCCGGAACTATCAGTCTGTTCTGAACGGCGTTTCCCGGCAGATGATCTCCGCAAATGCGAAGATTGAAGCGAATGCGGCCCAACAGAAAGAAATGTCTGCCGCTGGGCAGCAGAACACGAAAGCGTTCAAAAAGCTGGATGCCCAGACCGAGAAACTGCGAGCAACTATTCGAGGGCTGGAAACGCAGCAGCAGTCCCTGACCCAGTCCATGAAAGAAGCTGAAAACGCCGCCATTGAGGCAGCGGAAAAAAAGGATAGATTAACGGCAGCTATAAAGCGGATGCAGGAGCAGGAAAACGCAGCTAAGAATGAAGCGGCAGAAGCGGCAGCAGCTACAAAGCGGCTGCAGGAGCAGGAAAATATGGCGCAAAGCGCCACCAACTCCCTGACATCTTCGGTTCTCCGGCTGGCCGCGTCCTATGTCAGCATTCAGGGCCTGAAAAAGGCCGTTGACCTGTCTGACAGTTTGGTCTCCATGCGTGCCCGGCTCGATCGAATGAACGACGGCTTGCAGACCACGCAGGAGCTGGAAACGATGATCTACCAGTCGGCCCAGCGTTCCAGAGGCAGCTTCACCGATACGATGGGGCTGGTCTCCCAGCTGGGCACAATGGCCGGTGATGCGTTCAGCAGCTCCAAAGAGATCGTGCAGTTCGCAGAGCAGCTGAACAAGCAGCTTGCCCTTTCCGGCGCGTCCGGTTCGTCTGCGCAAGCCGCGATCCTCCAGCTGGAACAGGGGCTTGCATCTGGCGTTCTGCGCGGTGACGAGCTGAACAGCGTGATGGAACAAGCTCCTGCCCTCGCAAAGTCCATTGCAGACTATATGCAAGTCAGCGTGGGCGAGCTGCGCGAGATGGGCTCTCAGGGACAGATCACTGCCGACATTGTGAAAAACGCACTGTTTGCGGCTGCTGAGGACACGAACGCGGAGTTTGAAAAGACCCCAATGACATGGGCACAGGTCTGGACGGTGGCAAGCAATACCGCCATCCGGGCGCTTGACCCGTTGCTGACGGCTATTAACTGGGTGGCAAACAATCTGGATGTTGCAATTCCTCTGGTAGTCAGTCTGGGCGCGGCGTTCGGCGTGCTCCTGATCGCCGCCAACTGGACAAACACCCTCGCAACGGCCACAAAAATAGCCGCATCCATGCAGGCATTCTATAACGCTGTTATGGCGGCGAATCCCATCGCCCTGACTGCTGCGGCAGTTCTGGTGCTGGTGGCTGCTCTGTATGGCGGCGTGGCAGCATTCAACAAGCTGACCGGTTCCAGCATTTCGGCCACGGGCATCATCACGGGAGCCTTTGCGACCATGGGAGCATTCATCCTCAACGGTACATTGGTTCCGCTGCACAATGGCTTTGCCGCATTTGTGAACTTTCTGGGCAATGCGTTCAATGACCCAATCACAGCAATTGATGTTCTCTTTTATGATATGTCCATCACCATCCTGAAGTACGTCCAGAACGTAGCGCAGGGTTTGGAAGGCCTTATCAACATGATTCCGGGCGTGGAAGTGAACATGACATCCGGAATCGATAAGCTCATCGGAAAGCTGGAATATGGCCGGAACTGGACCATCAAACAGAACGGATACAAAGAGTATATCAAGCCGTGGGAGAACTTCGACCTCGGAAAGGCTTACAATTCTGGTCACGACTGGGGCGCAAACCTCAACCTGTCCACCGTAATGGGCGGCGGCTCCGGCTCGCTGGAAATTCCGCAGTCGGCAGACGTGAAAGACCTGCTGGGCAACATCGACAAGAACACCGGCAAGATCGCAAAAACCGTTGACCTGTCCGATGAGCAGATCAAGATGCTGGTGGATGTGGCAGAGCGCAAGTACGTCAATAACGTCAACCTGACAAGCCAGACCCCCATGATCACCGTGCAGGGGCAGAACACCGGCAACACCGAAAAGGATGCCCGAAATCTGGCAGACAACCTGCGGGACCTTCTGCTGGATATGATGAACGCAGGAAGCACCGTCACCGTGCAGTAAGGAGAAAGAGATGTCCCTGTACAAACTTTATTTTTCCAGCGGCGAAACGGTGATCGCTCTGCCCATCAACCCGGAAAAGCTGCCAGAGACCCTTTCTGCTGACAACGGAACTTACAATGTGCTGGGCCTTGGCCCTATCATGCAGCCCCGCACGCCGAACCTGCGCACCGTGTCCATTTCGGGCCTGTTGCCCGGTCGGCGGCTGCCGGGCCAGACCGGCATTCATCTGCCCCCGGCGGTGTATATGGCGTTCTTCACTACCGCCATGAAGAAAAAGTCCCCCATCGTCTACACGCCGGTCCGGTTCTATGAGAACGGCGTACCGTTCTTGGGGCCGAGTCTGGGCTTTCGGTGCCTTGTTACCAGCTTCAAGGCAGAGGAGCGCGGCGCGGAGACGGGAGATTTCTATTTTGACCTGAGCCTGACCGAGTACAAGGATTACTCCCCGCAGAGGGCTGTTGTGCAGGGCGCTGGCCAGACCGGAACCTTTTCCCCGGCCAGCATCACCACTGACGTGGCCAGCGTGGCCGCACGGGCTGTTTCAGCAGCTACGGCGGTAAACACTGCGGTGGATGCCGCAAGCGCTGTAAAGCTCTCCCTGACCCCCACCAGAAGCACCCCCTCAGACAAGCTTGTTGTGGGGGCCAGACGGAAAGCCACCGGGAAAGTCTACTGCACCGGAAGCGGGGAGGAAGTTCTGACCAGCATCCATGGCCAGATCGTTGTGGTGCGGCGCATCATCGACCGCTCCCGGCCCTGCCCCGTCTGCGTAGCAGACACCGGCGGCACTGTGCTGGGTTGGATGCCGGAGAACAGCTTGCAGGAGGTGGAAGGATGACCTATGAGCTTTTGGCCGCTCAGAAAGCCACCGAAAACACCCTGAACCTGACGAACAGCACCACGCAGGTGGTCTGGTCTACCCAGCGCACCGGTCAGCCGGGCAAACTGACCTTTACCTATCTTCGTACCCCGGAATCCAAGCTGGAAGAGGGAGACGTGATCCGCTTTTCCGTGGACGGTCAGCTTCAGTTTTACGGTTGGGTGTTTACCCGTGGCTTTGACCGCTGGGGGCCGGTGGACGTGGTCTGCTATGACCGCATCCGGTATCTCAAGGCCAATGCCAGCTATTCGTTCTATGGCCAGAGCGCCGGGGATATCATCCGGCAGATCGCGGAGGACTTTGAGCTGGACGTGGGCGAGCTGGCCGACACCGGCTATAAGCTGCCCTCCCTCATCATGCAGGACAAAAGCTGCATCGACATCATCAACACCGCGGTGCAAAAGACCCTGCTCAACACCGGCAAGGTCTATGTGTTTTACGATTCCGGCGAGGGACTGGCCCTCAAAGAGGCCAACGACCTGAAAACCGATATCGTCATCGGTGATTACAGCCTGATGACGAATTACACCTTCGATTCCTCCATCGACACCCAGACCTACAACAGCATCAAGCTGGCCCGGCCCAATCAGGAGACGGGAAAGGCGGATGTTTTCGTGATGAAGGATTCGGAACACATCGGGAAGTGGGGCCTTTTGCAGCTGTATCAGACTGTGGACGAGGCCGCCAACGACGCTCAGGTAAAGGAACAGGCGAAAGTGAGCTTGGAATATTATAACCGGGTATTGCAGCAGCTCAAGTTCTCTTCTCTGGGCGTTCCGGGTCTGCGGGCCGGGGCGCTGATTCTGGTGAACCTGTCCGATTTGGACGGCGAACCATTCAAACAG